GGAGGCAAAGAGCGCGACCTCCTCCTGCATCGACCGCAGCCGCAGACCGGCATACTGGCCCTTGATCTGCTGGGCCGTCGCGGTCTCGCTCGCCGCGGTCTGGCCTCGGATGATGTCCGAGATGCCGGTGATTTCGTAGATCTGCGCCTTGATCTGCTCGCGCGCGCCGTAGCACTGCAGCAGTGCCTGGGCGAGGGTGTCGAGCGGCAGCAGGTCGATCGACCCCTTGAGGCCGCCCTTTTCGCCAAACGCCATCCACTTATCGACCGGGATCAGCGCGTTGTTGTCGCCCTCGGTCAGGAGCCGCTGCAGGGCAGGCTGCGAGGCATCGTAGACGCCGCGCATGCGGAGCGCCTTGACAAGCCCGTCGATGCGGTCGGACAGGATGTCGAGCTCGTTGGCCTGATCCTGATAGAGCAGGAAGTCAGGCACCGGGACGAGGCTGTCCGAGGTCGTCGTGGCGTAGAGCGGTCGCGGGCAGGGGAAGAAGTTCTCCAGCCCCAGCGGGTCTTCGCGCTCGTCCACGAACTGCGACATGCCCTTGTGGAGCCAGTAGACCTTTTGGGTCTCCTTGCACCACAACTCGCAGATCTTCGCCCGCGTACCCTCGCGCTGCCGGTTCGGGCCGTCGAGGTTGTCGGGGCCGCTGTCGAGCGGGATCTTGCGGCCCATCTCCTCGCCGAAACGCTCAACCAGCGCCTCGCGGGTCATGTAGACCCAGCGCCAGACCTGCGTGACCTCTTCCCATGTCCTGGCCGACGAATGGCCGAAGTCCTTCCAGTGGACGTAGTCCACCGGCGCGCACTCGTACTCGATCTCCTCGGGCGTCTCGGCCTCGTTGCCGTCCTCGTCCACGTCCTCGGTGACCTGCGTGCCGTCCTCGGGCATCGCCAGTTCCTGCGCGCGGACATGCGGCTCGTAGCGCACCCATGCGACGCCGCGCCCTCCGAGGAAGCGGTCCTCGACGGCGTACTTCATCGTCGCGCGGAAGTCGGGGTAATGCTCGATCTCGTAGTCGAGGGCGCGCTCGATCAGCTGCGCGGCGACGCGACCAATCTGGTCGTTGTCACCGAAGCGCCGGGCCGCCGACGCCTTCGGCAGCTTGGCGTAGACAGCCGGGATCAGCGTCTGGACGTTCGACCAGAGGATGTTGAACTTGACCGTCTCGTTGCCCGACTGCGTCCGCATGTCGTCGCGGTACCGCTTGATGATCTTCGTCGCGCGCTTCTGCCAGCGCTCGAATTCGCGCTCGTAGGTCGAGATCGCCTGCAGGTACTTCTGCACTCCGGTCGGCACGGCGTCGGCCATCACGGCCTCCTGCGGAAGATGACGTCGCGGTGGACGTGGCCCGCGATCATGTAGCCCCAGTCGGCCAGCATGGTGATGGTATCGACATCGGTCGTGCCGTAGCGCTCTCCGAGGCCCTTCAGCTCCAGCACGATGGTCGGCCAGGAGTGCTTGATCGTCCGCTCCGCGCCGAGAACCGCGGCGTGCTCGTAGCCCTCCACGTCGAGGCAGAGCAGGTCGCAGTCGTCGATGTCGAGGCTGTCGATCCGCATGATCGAGAACTCGGACCCGTCCTTTACCCGGTGCGCGCCCACGTTGTGCGGGTCGAAGCGGTCCATCGCGCCGGTGCCGGGCCGCGCGCCGAACGCGCCGCGGTAGGCCATGACCCGCGCCCGGTCAGCGCCCTGCAGGCGCTCATCGAGGTTCGCCATCAGCGCGGCGTGGTTGAACTCGTCGGGCTCGGCGGTCACGACGCAGTCGAAGTGCCGGGCGAGCGCGACCGGCCAGATGCCGATGTTGCCACCGGCCTGCACGACGGTGCGCCTGCCATCGGTGCGCGGCAGGATGTCGGTGTCGAGATCCTCGACCTCGCGCAGGATGATCTCCAACGCGACTTGGTCCGCGTCGGGGACGAGCCAGCCTTCACGCCGCTGCATGGTACTCGACCTCGGTCTGCTGCCACGGTCGCGGCTGGCCGTGGAAGATGATGACCCGCTCCTGCTCGGTGCGCGGGCTGGCCTTGAAGGAGCCGATGGCCTTCGGGCACACGTCCTGCCAGTAGGTCGCCGGGCGGTCGTAGTGCTGCTCCAGCCACTCTTGGTCGCCGCCAAGGTAGAAGCGCGGGTCGGCAGCGAAGCGGGCCGTGAGCCGGGACTGGTCGCCGTTCCACCACATCATCGAGGACTGCATCGCATGGCAATTGGTCCTCCCGCGGTAGAAGTCGCGCAAGATGACGAACTCCTCGTCGCGGACAAGCTCGACCAGCGGCGTGATATCGCGGCGCAGCACGGTGTCGAGGTCGAAGAACAGGACGGGACCGGGCAGCGTGAATAGCTCCATCTTGGCCCACCAGCCCGTCCAGTCATGCTTCAGCGGTCGCGCGTCGATGTCCCAGCTGTGCGCGAAGGCGAAGCACTGGTCGTTTAGGCAGACGAACCGATGCTCCGGCGCGAACCGGCGGCACATGTCGGCCAGGGCGCGGACATGCTCGGCGCGGTAGTCGCCGCCGGAACGCAGGACGGTGGCGATCGAGATCATCGCGGCGCGGTGCTGCGCGCGAACCGCTCGTCGGATTCGCGTAGCGCCCGGGCCAGATCGGCTGGCGACGGGCGACCGCGAGCTGCGACCGGGCGCGCCGGCGGCGGCCCGATGGGGTCCGCCGCCGGGGGCATCGCGGGTGGGGGCGCGGGTGCGGCCATCGCCGCCATGTCCGCCGGCGTCACGCCGCCGAACGTATCGACGCGCGGCGGCACGAAGCCCGCCTCGTTCGTCGGCAGACCCTGCATCATCGGCAGGCGCGGGCGGGGCGGGGCGGCGGGACGTGGCGGGGCCGAGATCGGAGCCGCAGCGCCACGCGGGTCGGTGCTGGGCATGTACGGGATCGACGGCGACGGCGCGTCGTAGTCGCCGGGCGGCGTCGGAGGAAGGGCGGCGTTGGGCAGGCGCTCGTACATCTGCGCGGCGTCGGCAGCCTCGGCGGGCGACATGGCCGGGCGCTCACCGAACCCGAGCATGCGGCGAAGGTCGCTGAAGCTGTAGCTGCGAACCGGGCCGCCCGCGGTGCCCTCGGGGCGCAGCATCGGGTCCATGATGCCCGCCATGCGGCGGTCGAAGGCGTCCTGTTCTTCGCGGCTCATCGCCATCGGCGTTACTCCTTGTTGCGCGCGCTGATGGCGCGGGCCTTAGCCTTCGCGTCGGCCTTGGACGATGCGCCCCATGCCCGGAGCGCGAGCGCCAAGCGGGTCGGGCGGCCCTTCTCGTCCCTCATCGGGCCGGGCATGTTGCCCATGCGCGCGAGGAACGAGGCGCGGCGCGGGTTGTCGCCGGACTTCACGGGCGGCTTGAGGGTGCCGCCGGTCTGGGCCTTGTAGCTGGCGCGGCCCTTGGCATTGAGGCCGCCGGCGGGGTTCTTCCCCTCCTTGCGCTGCCACGCCGCGCTCATCAGGAGAAGATCCCGACCGCCAGGACCGTCGCGCCCGCGCCTGTCGTGACTTTCCACGCACCGCTGGCGCTGACGGCGTTGATCTCGATCGAATAGACGCCGATCGGCGTGTTGGCCGGGATCGCGAGGACCGTGGTCGAGCCGTCGATCACCGAGACCGTCGAGGTCGCGGCGGTGGCGACGGCGACGACGATGCGGTGCAGGTAATCGCCGGTCGCCCCGGTCGGGCCGATGACCTGCTGCGACTGCGAGGCCGCGACGGTCTCGTAAGCGTAGCGATACGGGTTGTTCACGCCGGCCATTCGGGCCTCCTCAGGACAGGAATCGGAGCTTGTAGATGGTGGCGTCGATCAGCGCGGCGATCTCGTCGATCGCGTTCTGGAGCTCGCTGCGCTCGGGCAGCTTCTCGCGCTGCTTCTCGACGTAGGCCTTCACGTCATCGAAGTAGCTCGCCATCGCCTCGCCGCTCATGCCGCGCGGCGGGTCCATGCGGGCCGTGAACTTGCTCACGAGGCCGTAGCATCCCTGATACGCCTCGACCACGGTGTCCACGAGGCCGGGCAGCGCCTCGTAGTAGTCGCCCAGGGCCTTGTGCGCGGCGTAGGATTTCGTGCTCCAGTGCATGAACTGCGCGGCGATGCCGGTGCAAAGCACTCGGCCTGCGAACTCGCCCATTGCGGCGTGGTACTCGCTGTCGCTCATATGCGCGCGCTCCGAGATCGGGCTGCCGACGCGGCCCACATGTCGTTGAGGGTAGCCGAGTTGTCAGGCCCTATCAATAGTGGCCGATCACTGCGCGGCGGCTCGACCCTCGGCTCCTCGCGCCACGCGATCGCCATCATGCGGAAGGCGTCCGCGCTGTGGCTCGTCCAGTCGTGTCGCGGCGCGGCGCGGAAGGCGCGCTTGTCCTCGTCGTACTCGCGCTGGTACTGGCGCAGCGCCTCGATGCCCTCATGACACCGCTCGGCGTCGAACCAGACGCGCGGCAGCATGAGGCGCACGGCCTGGATGCCGTCCTGCACGCCGAGGTCGGGCACGATGTTGAACATGCCGATGCCGCCGAGGAGCGCCGCGAGCTGCTCGACCACGCTGCGACCGCCCGAGGCCAGCGTCTTCGCCCGCGCGTCGTGCGGGAGGTAGTGCTTGCCGTAGCGATACGGCCGCCCGGCGACGATCTCGGCCAGCTCCGCGATGGTCGAGCCGCTTGAGGCGTGGTGGTCAATGACGTGGATCTCGCCTCCCGCGACCTGCCACCACCAGATGGCGGTGTCGTCGCGCCAGCCGATGTCCCACGCGGTGTAGACCGGCAGCGCCGGGTCGTGCGGCACCGATCGGATGCGGCCAGCGTCGAGGGCCTCGCGCATCTCGAC